GCCATGGAGTGCCCCCCTCCCTTCGGGGGGGCCCCCCCCGGCAATGCGGGCGACTGCGACGCCCTCTACCCATCCTTGAAGAAAGTCTGCTTCACATAGTCGTTGATCCTACCGACATAATACACATCCTGAAGGGTCGAATAGTTGCTGTAGGCATACACGACGACCCTGTAATCGAAAAACTTGACCTGCGAAGAACCATTCTCGTAGACGATCTTGCCTCCCTTACCAAACTTGGCTCCGGGGATCCACATCTTGACGATCTTCGTCGCGCGCGAAAGAGACATGGTGTTGGCAGCGACTGAATTGGATCCAGACCCTGCGTCCGCCGAACCCCATGTTCCGATATTGCGAGCAGTCAACTTGCAATATTTCTGGGCGATAACCGTATAACGCTCCGTATTGAGCGTATCGATCATCTTATTGCCAGACAAACCGTTAAACAGAGTAGCCCTAGTAGGTGTGTCACCCTTGGCAGAACGGACCACCATAATACGGAATGTCACATCCGAATACCTCTCGTTAAGCTCGAGCATCATCTTAATAGACACGCCCTTAAGCATAATCTCATCTCCGATACGAGAATCAGTGCTTGTCGTCGAATCTGTAATACCCTGGGTAGTTGACAGCAGAGCTGCATCCGGACACACAAAATCATTGTGATAAATCTCTGTGCCATCCGAAGACGTAAGGTTCGAATGTTTGGTCTCCAGGTTCTTGTTCAAAGCCTGTTTCACAGCCTGCTTAATAGTAAAAGTCGGAATCCTACGGCCCGAAAACCTGTTCTTCTTAATAGGGCTCCTGGTAGGCTTGATCGGAGCCTTCCTCTTGCGAGAGTACGCCACCATTATAGATGTTTATTGTTGTGTAAGGGTGACCTCTCAAAAATTCGAGGATGCGCTCCCACATGCACTGGTCTATGCGAGCTTGCAGATGTACAACTTATATACGATCAGGTCCTTCTCCTGAAGCTTCATCTTAGCAAGCTTGGACATGTAAAAAAGGAGCAACTTCTGAAGGTTGGGTGGCCACATCATGTCCTTCTCCATATAGTAATCCAACGCGGCAAGCCGGATGGAATTGTGAACCTGGAGAGGCTCATAGAGCACTCCCTTCTTACTGCGAAACTCTATTTTTGGAACCAAATAGTCAAAAACCTTGTTCTGAAGGTCCTTCACATGCGCCTTCGACGCCTCGTGAAGCTCGTCGATTTTGTCCGGGGTGAAACCGACCGAGGTCACAACATTCGGGGGTGACTCCTTCAACATATACTGATAGCCGGTCTCATCGACCTTGGCCTTGGCCTGCTTAAGCGGCCTGCTCGTAGGGTTACTCAACCTCTTCGTGTGCCCATTCGAAACTGTCGTAAAAACCGTCTTGAGTGAGCCAGGTGACAAGGACGTCATACCCTGGAAGTGCCAGTGCGGATTCTCCTTCTTCCCCTGATGCATTACCACAAGGTGCTTTCGCGTCCCGAAGATCTGGAAGGCGAGGGCCTGGGGGTCGACCGTCCTGCATACCTCCAACTTGAAGTGGATCAAAGTCGTCGGCTCGGAGTGCTTGGTCTTGTCCTTCGGCATGACCTTAGCACTAGTACGCTAACCTCTAAAAGGTTAGCTCGCATATATACTACACCTTCCTGAGAAATCGAAACACGGAAGTTCAGTTCGATCAGTTCAAAGTGCTGTAAACATTTTGGTTTCATTTTTTATTAATAACTGCCTCGCCGGCGGGCCATGGAGTGCCCCCCTCCCTTCGGGGGGGCCCCCCCGGCAATGCGGCGACTGCGACGCCCTCTACCCATCCTTGAAGAAGATCTGCTTCACATAGTCGTTGATCCTGCCGACATAGTAGACATCCTGAAGGGTCGAATAGTTGCTGTAGGCATACACCACGACCCTGTAATCGAAGAACTTGACCTGCGAAGAACCATTCTCGTAGACGATCTTGCCTCCCCTACCAAACTTGGCGCCGGGAACCCACATCTTAATGATCTTGGTACCACGAGAAATAACGGCACCCATAGTAGGATCCTGCCTGTTGTTGCCCTCACCAGAAGCGAGTTCCGAACCAGTCGATGTATGGCCCGGAGACTTGATCTTGCAATACTTCTGAGCAAGTACCGTATACCTCTCCGTATTGAGAGTATCAATCATTTTGTTCCCGGACAAGCCGGTGAAGAGAGTAGCCCTGGTAGGAGTGTCGCCCTTGGCAGAGCGAACCACCATAATACGAAACGTAACATCCGAATACCTCTCGTTGAGCTCGAGCATCATTTTGATGGACACGCCCTTGAGCATGATCTCATCTCCAATACGAGAATCCGTACCACCCGCCATGGGATCTGCGATACCCTGTGTCGTGGACAGCAAAGCTGCATCCGGTGACACGAAATCATTGTGGAAAATCTGAGTACCATCCGTAGACGTAAGGTTGGACCGCTTGGTCTCCAGGTTCTTGTTCAGAGCCTGTTTCACAGCCCTATTAATAGTAATGGTCGGGATCCTACGGCCTGAAAACCTGTTCTTCTTAATAGGGCTCCTGGTAGGCTTGGCCGGGGCCTTCCTCTTGCGAGAGTACGCCACCATTATAGATGTTTATTGTTGTGTAAGGATGACCTCTCAAAAATTCAAGGATGCGCTCCCACATGCACTGACCTATGCCAGCTTGCAGATGTACAACTTATATACGATCAGGTCCTTCTCCCGAAGCTTCATCTTCGCAAGCTTAGTCATGTAGAAGAGAAGCAACTTCTGAAGGTTGGGGGGCCACATAATGTCCTTCTCCATATAGTAGTCCAACGCGGCGAGCCGGATGGAATTGTGAACCTGAACAGGCTCGTGCCTCTCCCCCGTCTTCTTGGAATAGAACTCTATTTTTGGAACCAAATAATCAAAAACCTTGTTCTGAAGCTCCTTCACATGCGCCTGCGACGCCTCGTGCAGCTCATCGATTTCCTCCGGAGTGAAACCAATCGAGGTCACAACATTCGGGGGTGACTCCTTCAGCATATACTGGTAGCCCAGCTCATCGACCTTCTTCTTGGCCTGCTTAAGGGGCCTAGCCTTGGGGTTACTAATGAGCTTGGAATGCCCACTCGTGACTGTCGAAAAAACCGTCTTGAGTGAGCCAGGTGACAAGGATGTCATACCCTGGAAGTGCCAGTGCGGATTCTCCTTCTTCCCCTGATGCATTACCACAAGGTGCTTTCGCGTCCCGAAGATCTGGAAGGCGAGGGCCTGGGGGTCGACCGTCCTGCATACCTCCAACTTGAAGTGGATCAAAGTCGTCGGCTCGGAGTGCTTGGTCTTGTCCTTCGGCATGACCTTAGCACTAGTACGCTAACCTCTAAAAGGTTAGCTCGCATATATACTACACCTTCCTGAGAAATCGAAACACGGAAGTTCAGTTCGATCAGTTCAAAGTGCTGTAAACATTTTGGTTTCATTTTTTATTAATAACTGCCTCGCCGGCGGGCCATGGAGTGCCCCCCTCCCTTCGGGGGGGCCCCCCCGGCAATGCGGCGACTGCGACGCCCTCTACCCATCCTTGAAGAAGATCTGCTTCACATAGTCGTTGATCCTGCCGACATAGTAGACATCCTGAAGGGTCGAATAGTTGCTGTAGGCATACACCACGACCCTGTAATCGAAGAACTTGACCTGCGAAGAACCATTCTCGTAGACGATCTTGCCTCCCCTACCAAACTTGGCGCCGGGAACCCACATCTTAATGATCTTGGTACCACGAGAAATAACGGCACCCATAGTAGGATCCTGCCTGTTGTTGCCCTCACCAGAAGCGAGTTCCGAACCAGTCGATGTATGGCCCGGAGACTTGATCTTGCAATACTTCTGAGCAAGTACCGTATACCTCTCCGTATTGAGAGTATCAATCATTTTGTTCCCGGACAAGCCGGTGAAGAGAGTAGCCCTGGTAGGAGTGTCGCCCTTGGCAGAGCGAACCACCATAATACGAAACGTAACATCCGAATACCTCTCGTTGAGCTCGAGCATCATTTTGATGGACACGCCCTTGAGCATGATCTCATCTCCAATACGAGAATCCGTACCACCCGCCATGGGATCTGCGATACCCTGTGTCGTGGACAGCAAAGCTGCATCCGGTGACACGAAATCATTGTGGAAAATCTGAGTACCATCCGTAGACGTAAGGTTGGACCGCTTGGTCTCCAGGTTCTTGTTCAGAGCCTGTTTCACAGCCCTATTAATAGTAATGGTCGGGATCCTACGGCCTGAAAACCTGTTCTTCTTAATAGGGCTCCTGGTAGGCTTGGCCGGGGCCTTCCTCTTGCGAGAGTACGCCACCATTATAGATGTTTATTGTTGTGTAAGGATGACCTCTCAAAAATTCAAGGATGCGCTCCCACATGCACTGACCTATGCCAGCTTGCAGATGTACATCTTATATACTAAAAGCTCCCTATCCCGGAGCTTCATCTTAGCAAGCTTGGCCATATAGAAGAGGATCAACTTCTGAAGGTTGGGTGGCCACATAATATCCTTCTCCATATAGTAGTCCAACGCGGCAAGCCGGATGGAGTTATGCACCTGGACAGGCTCATAGAGCGGTCCAGGGCCATCGACCATCTTATGATCGATGAGATGACCCTTCTTATCAAGGACGGGTTTTGCAACCTTGATAATAGGGTGAAACACTATTTTTGGAACCAAGTAATCAAAAACCTTGTTCTGAAGCTCCTTCACATGCGCCTTCGACGCCTCATGAAGCTCGTCGATTTCGTCCGGGGTGAAACCGACCGAGGTCACAACATTCGGAGGTGACTCCTTCAACATGTACTGATACCCGGTCTCATCGACCTTGGCCTTGGCCTGCTTAAGCGGCCTGCTCGTAGGGTTACTCAACCTCTTCGTGTGCCCATTCGAAACTGTCGTAAAAACCGTCTTGAGTGAGCCAGGTGACAAGGACGTCATACCCTGGAAGTGCCAGTGCGGATTCTCCTTCTTCCCCTGATGCATTACCACAAGGTGCTTTCGCGTCCCGAAGATCTGGAAGGCGAGGGCCTGGGGGTCGACCGTCCTGCATACCTCCAACTTGAAGTGGATCAAAGTCGTCGGCTCGGAGTGCTTGGTCTTGTCCTTCGGCATGACCTTAGCACTAGTACGCTAACCTCTAAAAGGTTAGCTCGCATATATACTACACCTTCCTGAGAAATCGAAACACGGAAGTTCAGTTCGATCAGTTCAAAGTGCTGTAAACATTTTGGTTTCATTTTTTATTAATAACTGCCTCGCCGGCGGGCCATGGAGTGCCCCCCTCCCTTCGGGGGGGCCCCCCCGGCAATGCGGCGACTGCGACGCCCTCTACCCATCCTTGAAGAAGATCTGCTTCACATAGTCGTTGATCCTGCCGACATAGTAGACATCCTGAAGGGTCGAATAGTTGCTGTAGGCATACACCACGACCCTGTAATCGAAGAACTTGACCTGCGAAGAACCATTCTCGTAGACGATCTTGCCTCCCCTACCAAACTTGGCGCCGGGAACCCACATCTTAATGATCTTGGTACCACGAGAAATAACGGCACCCATAGTAGGATCCTGCCTGTTGTTGCCCTCACCAGAAGCGAGTTCCGAACCAGTCGATGTATGGCCCGGAGACTTGATCTTGCAATACTTCTGAGCAAGTACCGTATACCTCTCCGTATTGAGAGTATCAATCATTTTGTTCCCGGACAAGCCGGTGAAGAGAGTAGCCCTGGTAGGAGTGTCGCCCTTGGCAGAGCGAACCACCATAATACGAAACGTAACATCCGAATACCTCTCGTTGAGCTCGAGCATCATTTTGATGGACACGCCCTTGAGCATGATCTCATCTCCAATACGAGAATCCGTACCACCCGCCATGGGATCTGCGATACCCTGTGTCGTGGACAGCAAAGCTGCATCCGGTGACACGAAATCATTGTGGAAAATCTGAGTACCATCCGTAGACGTAAGGTTGGACCGCTTGGTCTCCAGGTTCTTGTTCAGAGCCTGTTTCACAGCCCTATTAATAGTAATGGTCGGGATCCTACGGCCTGAAAACCTGTTCTTCTTAATAGGGCTCCTGGTAGGCTTGGCCGGGGCCTTCCTCTTGCGAGAGTACGCCACCATTATAGATGTTTATTGTTGTGTAAGGATGACCTCTCAAAAATTCAAGGATGCGCTCCCACATGCACTGACCTATGCCAGCTTGCAGATGTACA